CTTTCCCCTGTGGATTGCATGTCCGTTTCAGCTGGAGGTACCACCTCAGATTGAGATTCGGAAAGGCAAGACACAGGACGGGAAAGAGGTCGTTCTGTTTGTCAATTGGGAAAAGGAAAAATTTCGTAGCGTCAACGCGAAGATTTTCGACGGTCTGAAGACTCTGCCAGAGGGCTTCGAGTCCATTCTGGCCGAGTTGGAATAACAGCCCCGGTCCTGTCTGGCCGGTGTCGGGAGAGGCGACCCTTAAGCGTCTCAGAGGTCTGGACAGCTCTTTCTCTGTCTTGCGCGCCTTTTTTCGGGTCTAGGCAAACTCAGTCCCAAGATACGGCATGGAGACCGTTCTTGACATTTTTTGGAGGCGAGAAATCGCATGGCTAATTCACTTCTTACTATCAACATGATTACCCGTGAAGCGGTGAGGCTCTGGAAGAACTCCAATGCCTTCTTGCAGAACGTGGATATGCAGTACGATGACAGCTTTGCTGTTAGCGGTGCGAAAATCGGCTCCGCCCTGCGTATTCGCCTTCCCAACGACTTCACGGTTACGACTGGTCCGGCGCTGAGTGCGCAGGACACTTCCGAACAGTCCACGACCCTCGTGCTTGCGACTCAGAAGCATGTGGACGTGGCTTACAGCAGCGCAGATCGCGCCCTCTCCCTCGATGATTACTCGACTCGTGTTCTTGCCCCGATGGTGAACAACCTTGCGGGTGCGGTCGCGGTCGATATTATGTCCGGGAGTGAGGGTGGTATCTGCAACTTCGTCGCTAATCAGGACGTGAACAACAACATTCTGTCCCCGATTGCTTCGACCTACCTGAACGCGGGTGCGTCACTTGACCTTGACTCGGCTCCGATTGCCAATCGCAAGATTGTCAACGGACCCCGTACAGAGGCTCGTGTCGTTAGTGCCCTCGCCGGTCTTCTCAATCCTTCGACGGAAATTTCTCGCCAGTACACCTCGGGTCGTATGTATGACGCCCTCGGGTTTATGTGGATGAAGGACCAAACAGCAATCTCTCATACGAACGGTGCACTTGCTCAGGGAAGTGCCACGGTAAACGGTGCGGGGCAGACGGGTCTGGCGTTGACTGTTAATGCGCTGGCAGCGGGGTTGAATGTCGGTGACATTATCACGATTGCTGGCGTGTATGCGGTGAACCGTATCACGAAACAGTCCACTGGTGAACTTCGTCAGTTTGCTGTAACGGCGAATGTTGCCGCTGGCGCGACGAGCATTCCGATCTACCCGGCGATTATCCCGGCAGTCGGTGGTGCTGCGGTGCAGTATCAGACCTGCACGGCCTCGCCTGCGAACGGTGCGGCGGTAAACCCGGTTGCAAGTCTTGCAGCCTCTTCCCAGTATCGGAAGAACTTCGCCTACGCCCCGGAAGCCATTACGCTTGCCACGGCTGATCTTGAACTCCCCCGTGGTGTTCACGAAGCAGCCCGTGAGCAGTTCGATGGTATCTCCATGCGTATGGTGACGGACTATTTCATCGGCACTGACCAGCTTATCACACGTCTCGACGTTCTGTACGGTTACTTGTGGATTCGTCCCGAGTGGGCTTGCGTCGTCGCAGACATGATGTAAGAGGGAGATGGACGATGGAAAATTTTCAAATGCTTCGGGAAAAACTCGAGTCTGAATTTGCGGGCAATCCCCACAGATCAGGACTCATTTCCGAAGCGTTTGGAAAGATTGCAGAGGGGCTGGCCGAGTTGAAGAAGCTCGGCCACTTCTTTGATCTTTCTGAACTCGAGGCGGGAACGGTTGTTGAATTCCCTAAATGGCTTCACCACCAAACCAAAGGCTCTGTAATTGTTGCTTCGCAAGAGGAACAAGAGGCTCTGGGTGATGAGTGGCACGAAGCTACTCCAGACTCACCCCAGACTTCATCTGAAGAAGTTGATGAAGAACCAGAAACCCCTCCGACAGTTGTTATCCCTTTCCAGCCTCCGGCTGAGGAAACGGAACCTGCTGTTGAAGTCGATGATGAAACTGCCTGATGGCATGGTGCTGTCGGCAATAGGAAAGGAGTAAGAAGATGGCAAGAGCAAAAGGTAATCGCTTTACCATTTATGACATGATGGAACAGAAAGGGGTTTTTGATGAGAACCCTGCGAATGTAAATGCCCGTGATGACGAGGGGCTTTCCATCTACCAGAAGCAAGATTTCCCGAAGATGTATTATCATCCTGAAGGGAAGACTCGGGTGACAGTCCCGGCGGAAGAAGTTGCTACACCATTCGGGCCAAAGAGGGTCGGGGAAAAATCCGAGATTATTTGGATTCTGGCGAAGAACCAGAAAGAGGCAGACCTTCTGGAGAAGAAAGGCTGGCACGATCATCCGGCGAAGGCAATTCATGCTGGTGGTGGCGAAGCCCCGCCGATCTCTTCTGCCCAGCAGATTTCCGATCTGGAAACGAAGCTGAAGCAGATGGAAAGAGAGTTGACCGAGGCACGGAAGATTCGTGCTCAAGACCCGGTTACGGAAGAAGATGAGAATCCTCTGGAAGAAACCGAAGAAGATACTCCGGCCTTTTCCCTCTAACCCGATGCTCCCCCAACTTCTTGGGGCCTAGTGCCCCAAGACTTTTTTCCGCTTCTTGAGGGTAAAAATGGCCATACAAGTTCCATCGGATATTACGGTCGGTGACATCTGTACAGAGGCGCTGAAAGAATCTGGTGCGCTTGGTGTGGGACAGAATGCGCTTGCGGAAGACATCAATGGGGCTTGGGCTCGGCTGCAGATGATGCTGCAGGAGTGGGAAAGAAAGCGGTGGTTGGTTTATCAACTGAAGAATTATGTCTTCAACAGCACGGGGGCGCAGACGTACACCTTCGGCCCCGGTGGGGATATTGATACGGGGGCAGGAACTGTTCGACCGGCAAAAATCGAGTCGGGGTTTCTGCGCCAGATTACCCAAAGTCAGCCGAACCAGATAGATTACCCACTGGAAATTTTGCAGGCCCGTGAGGATTATGACCGGGTGGCTATCAAAGGACTGGTGGCGTTTCCAATGTCAGTGTTTCTGGACCCCGGTTGGCCACTTGCAACAGTGTATGTCTGGCCAGTACCTACGGCAAACATTTACGCGGTGGGGCTGTCTGTCATGCAACAGCTGCCGTCAAGTTTTCCGACTCTCGCGACGAAGTTCTCGCTCCCCTACGAGTACTACTCGGCAATGCTTTACAACCTTGCTATAAGGCTTCGTCCGAAATACCAGCTTCCGACATATCCGGGTGACCCCCTCCCGATGCTGGCCAAGAACTCCTTAGCAACGCTGCGAGGGGCAAACGCAGCTATTGCTCGTCTCCACATGCCGCCCGGATTGAGAAGGCCGGGTCTTTACAATATCTTCTCTGACAGGTCTTACTAGACCGTTTTTGCAAAACAAAGGTGACGAAATGAAACTTGCATCTCTTCTTGGGCTTTTCCCCTCCTTCATACCCGGTTCCCGCCTTGTGGATGGGGGAGAACTTCTTGCCCTCGCCAATGAACTTTTCGGGGCAGCGACTGGCATTACGGCCTATGCCGGTGGTGGGCAGGCCAATGCAACAAATCTGACAAAGAAATACAACGAGGTTACTGTCTGTGCGACGAACAGTGACTCGGTAAAATTGCCGTTGGCAATTCCGGGACGAGAGATCGTTATTTACAACCAGTCTGCGAATACCCTTGCCGTGTTTGGCAAAGCTACAAATCCAAACACTGGTGTTGGTGACACCATTGCTGCTGCTGCAAGTACAGCACAGGCCGCAACGGGGACAGGTGTTACACAGGCAACAGCGATCATTGCCCGGTACTCCTGCATTGTTGCCGGTGAATGGAAACAGTCGCTTTCAGCTTAAAGGCTTTCTTCGATGATGGACCGGCTTCCTCTTATCGGCGGCTCGTATGTTGCACGGAGCGTAATCGCAAACGCGCAACAATGCGTAAATCTCTATCCTGAACTCAATACACAAGATTCTGCTGTTCCCGTGACGTTTTACCAACGTCCGGGATTAGCAGCACTTGCGCAGGGAGAGGTTGCCCCGGTAAGAGGAATTTACAGGGCAAGTGACGGGCAGGGCTTTTGTGTCATTGGGAAAAGCGTCTACTACATCAATCCAGACTTTTCCTTGACGCAGCTTGGTTCGTTGTTGAACGATGCAACAAACCCTGTCTCGTTTATTGACAACGGGGCGACGATTCTTCTCGTTGACGGGTCAACGTCTGGGTTTGAGATTGACCTCACTTCCCACACCTTCTCCCTTGTTGTGGACCCGACAGGGGCTTTTACCGGGGCGGATAAGGTCGATTACCTTGACACGTTTACCCTGTGGAACTATCCCGGGACAAAAAACTTCGGGTCAACCCTATCCAACTCCTTGACCTTTGACGCCTTGTACTTTGCGGCCAAAACCTCCTACCCAGACCCACTCGTGACCCTTTTCGTCAACCGAAGGGAGTTGATTCTTTTCGGGCAATTAAAGAGTGAGTTGTGGTACAATGCAGGGAATCCGCTGTTTCCCTTTGCCTCGCTTCCCGGGGCGTATATTGAACATGGCTGCGCGGCCAAATACTCCCCCGCATCTTCAGACCTGTCAGTTTTTTGGCTTTCTCAAGACCTGCAGGGGTATGGAATTGTCCTACGCCAGCGGGGTTATGAGACGAAACGAATCTCAAACCATGCGCTGGAATATGCCATCAGGAAGATGGGGAACGCAGGGGGCATTTCTGATGCCATTGGCTACACATACCAGCAGGACGGACATTCCTTCTACGTCCTGTCCTTCCCTTCGGGAAATCAGACGTGGGTGTTTGACGACTCAATCCCCGATACGAACCTTGCATGGCATCGGAGGACTTGGACGGACCAGAACGGGAATTTGAACCGGGACCGGACAAACTGCCACGCCTTCGTTTACGGAAAGCATCTTGTAGGGGACTGGGAGAACGGGACAATTTATGCTTTGGATCAAGACCTGTACCATGACGAGGTTGGTGGGGTAAACAGCCCCATGACCTGTATTCGCTCCTTCCCGCATATTCTTATTGGAACGGCTTTTGACGGGAAACCGAAGCTGGCTGCTGGGGCAAGAATGCGCTTCACAGCCTTCCTTGCGGATTTGGAATGCGGAGCAGTACCGCTGCAGGCAGACGGAAACCCTGCGATTGTAAGTTTGCGGTGGTCCGATGATAGAGGCAAGACTTGGGGCAATGCTGTATTGCAAAGCACTGGGGAACCCGGAGCGTACCTGACCCAACCCCAATGGCAGGGCCTCGGCATTGCGAGGGATAGGGTGTTTGAACTGTCGTATGCAGTTGATGGTCCTGCTGCGCTGAATTCGGCATGGGTCGAAGCGATGGTGCTGGATCAATGACACAGCCGAATCAAGATCAGGTATTTCCCAACGTCAATAGTCCGTTGACGGAAGAGTCGCGTCTGGTGACTGTACCGTGGTACAGATTCTTTCTCTCATTGTGGAAAAAGTCTGGCGGGGTTTTTTCATCAGTCACAGACGCGACATATATTGAACAAAGCGGGAATACGGCATTCCTTCACGACTCGGCCTCCGGTGATGTCATTGGGACAACAGTTCTTGACACGACTGTCGGGGCTTCGCCTGTTCCGATAGCCCTTGGCTCCAGTCCTCAGATTTTTGTTGCTCCTTCCCCCGGCTGGTATTCGATCATCGGAGCAGACACGGTGGAAGTTTCGCGGGATTCTGGCGCGACATGGTATCAGATAGGAACGGTGGAGGTTCAGGTCCCGGTGGTTCACAACGACTGGGTGCGGGCAACGTGGACAACCCTGCCGACTGTTATCTGGTTTGCAGATTACTGATAAAGGACAATAAATGCTTTACATGCAAAGGTTACTTTCCGGGATAGACACCAGTGCTTTGATGCACCAAATTATCTGCAATAGACAACTGTGGAACTCGTGCGATGCTAGAAAGATTCCCGGGGCATATCATCAAGATGCAGATGACATTCTTCTCCGGTTTCCACCCCTGAATTTTGGCGACGATCTTCTTGATAAAGTTGGGGCGCAGATTGCAGCGGTAAATTACCCTGCGTGGGACCTGTTGCCAGCGGCACAGCCCCTCGTCTTTGGTCTCATGGCGCAGGTGAAGGGGGTTCATCTGGGCCGAGTTATGATTGCGAAGCTGAAGCCGGGGAAGACAATCCCGCTGCATTCGGACATCATTTCCGAGGCAGAAGAGAAGTTCCCGGACCGGGCGGCTCCTGCCCGGTATTACGAGCGTTACCATGTTGTGTTGCAAAGTCAGCCGGGTGTGGTTTTTGCTGTAGGCGAAGAAGAGACGTTTATGGCCCCGGGGGAAATCTGGTGGATTGACAACACGATGCCACATACAGTCATTAATGCTTCTTCCGACGACCGTATTCATCTCATCATCGACATAAGAACTGCCAATGACCGTTTCGTACCAAATTGAGTCTTGGGACTCGTACTACGCAGACCCGGCAAGAGAACGGCTCTGGTCGGAGCATTTTGCCGAACTTGCACAGGCCCATGAGTGGAAGATGGAAACGGAGCCAGATGTCGTGGTCTATCGGGCTATGGACGCGCAAGGCATGTTAAATATCATGGTCGCACGAAAAGACGGGGCGATGATTGGATATTGCCTTATCATGTTCAAAAGGCATTTGCATTACGCAGCCCTTTGCGCCTTCGAGGACTCTTACTTCGTAACCCGAAGCGAGCGGAAGGGCTTCGTCGGGTATAAACTCATAAAGCAATCCCTTCTCGCGGCAAAGAGGCGTGGGGCAAAGCGAGGGTATTTTATGACAAAACATTTCGCATCTGTTGCCTCACTCTTTGTCCGAATGGGAATGGAGAAGAGTGACGAGACGTTCACCATCTGGCTGGAGGATTTGTAAAATGGGTTGGTCGGCAGCAGCAATGGCAGTATCTTCTATTGGCTCAGCTGTGATAAGCAGCAACGCTTCGTCAAAAGCGGCAAAGTCGCAGCAACAGGCTGCGGAGACTGCGGCGCAAGCACAGCTACAACAATTTCACGAGACGAAAGATATTCTCGCCCCGTATGTCTCGGCAGGACTTGGTGCGCAGACCCAATTGCAGGAACTTACCGGGACGAATGTTGGGGGGAATCCGTTGACAGCGGCTTTGACTGCAAAGTTCAATCCGACGATGGAAGACCTTGCGAAGACACCGGGGTATCAATTCGCGCTGGATCAGGGTCTTCAAGCCACCCAGAACTCTTACGCAGCACAAGGTCTCGGGGTAAGTGGCGCTGCAATGAAAGGGGCTGCGAACTATGCCGAGGGACTTGCCTCGACAACCTACCAACAGCAGTTTCAAAACTACTTGGCGCAAAATCAACAGATTGCCAACATTCTCGGGGGTCAGGTGACAACTGGTGAAAACGCTGCGGCCACTACTGGTAGCCTTGGGCAACAGGCCGCGTCCACAGCTGCTGGGCTTACGACGAGTGGGGCAGCGGCAGGGGCTGCTGGCATCATGGGTTCGGCAAATGCCTATGCCAATGGACTCAACAACCTCGGCGGCATTGCCCTTGCTTACGGCATGTATAAGTGAAGACAGGTGAACAGATGAATCCGCTTCTCCCCCAACAGCAACAGCCAGCAGCGCCGGAAGCAGCACCTGCTGCCCCTCCATCAATCCAAGACCTTGTGCAACAGCATAATCAACTCTCTGCCGCCTACAAGCAACTCTCTGCCGCTGCGAAGCAAATGGAAATGGTCAGGAAGCAACTGGACGAACTGGTAGAATTGGGTGATACGGTTACGACAGAAGATGTGGTGAAGTCTGCCGGGAAGCTTGTTGCTGGTGGAATGCCCGCGCTGGAAGTGGCGAAGCTGCTGTCCGAAATGCCTGATAGTGGCCAGCCTCTTGCCTCATGGCTGCAGGATAAAGATGAGATGGTGGCGGCAAATGAACAACAGAAGGAACAGATTCTTCCTCTTGTTCAGCATCAACTCGGCGTATCATCTGTTCAAGTAATGCAGGCGATGCAGGGTCAACAGCAGCAGCAGCAAGCTTCGGTACAGGCCCCGATTGCTGGAAGCAGTGGCAATGCTTTGACGGGTGGAGAGACGCAAAATGGCTGATGGATATTCCGGTCTCGGGCAGAACGTGTCCAACCTTGACCCGACAATCGCGCTCAAAGGACCTTATGCCTCTGCCCCGGACAACAGCGGAGCCCTCGGGCAGGTCTCTGGCATCGCGGATACGATGGGCAAGCTTAACTCACTTAAACTGTTCAACAAGACCTACGCGGCAAGGATCAAGGCCGGGCAGATCATTTCTGCAGCCCCGACTCTCGAAAAGGGTCTGGAAGACCTTTACAAAGACCCGAATGTCGCTCCGTTCGCGGGAGAACTCGTAAACTCCATCCGGCAAGGTATGTTGGCTCAGACGGAGCAGGGTGGTAAGGTTCAGGAACAGGCCCAGAGCGGTCTTGCAGGAATCATCAAGGCACTTCCCGGTGCCGTATCTGATCCGTCTATGACGAAAGGTCTTATTACTTCGCAACTGGCAACTCTGTCCCCGCAGGCCCGAGCCCTCGTCGCACCAGCGGCAAATGACCTGCTTACGTCCCTGACTGATGGATTGCCGACAGACCCGCAACAGGCACAAGCTCTGTACAAGAAGCGTCTTGCAGGCATTGCTGCTGCTAGTGGCATGTCACAGGATACCTTTGGACTCGCGGCGGGCAAGCCCTCGACAGAAGACATCGGGGGGCAGAAGGTCTTCGGTCTGGTGTCTCCGACTACGGGGGAATTTGACCAGAAGAATGCGTTGAATAAGACGATTGCTCCGCAAATTGTGACGATGCCGGGGGGTGTTCCCATGCCGGTCGGGGGCGGCGGAAATGACCTTGGGGGCGGGGCGAATCCTGCCCGTGCAACGCCTTTGACCCCAAACACCGTCCCATCGGCCCCGAACCCGAATCCGGCCCCCATACCCCCGCCAAATGCGGTCATTTCCGCCGCCACTGGTGGTGTCCAGATGGCAGGAAACGGCCAGCCTCTCGAACTTCCGCCCGAGGCCACTTCTCCTTACGTCACCAAAGGCATCGGCGGGATGAAGGTTCTTTCCCCTGCACAGCAGCAATCGGCTCAGGACCTGCAGAAAGAGTTTGCAACGAGTGGTGCGCATCAATTTACGCAGGCAACGAATGCCCTCGGCAATCTTGACTACATGGTGAATGCGCTGGATCAGCTTAATAAAGCTGGTGGGTTTCAGGTTCCGGGTGCAGGGGGTGAATTCCGTAATCAGATTGCCAAGAGTGCAAACACTGTTTATCAGATGGCGAACCCGGATGCGAAGCCGGAAGATTTGCCGTTCTCGCCCTCAACAGTTGCGAGTGCAGAAAATCTGATGCACGAAACAACTCGAATGGGACTTAACGTCGTTACGACGCTTTTGGGGAACCAGCGAGAAGCTGCGGAGACGATTATCAACACGACGAAATCTGTTCCGGGGATTGATAATACTTATCTGGGAGCGAAGCTTGTCGCGTCTGCTATTAAGAGTGCCCTCCAGCGCACGATTGATATGAGAAATTTCGAGAATGCATGGCAACAAAAGAATCAAGGAAACTTGAACGGGGCGATTGAGGCGTTTAATCAAAAGTACCCGGCAGATACATATGCGGAGAAGGTGCTGGGTAACTTCGGTCTCACGCCGAAGGGCTTTGCCTCACCAGAGGCTGTGGGCGAAGCGTACAAAAGCGGCCTTGTGACGAAGGATCAGATGTTCTCGATTTTGAAGAAACAATTCCCGGACAAGTTTAAGTAAGGGTAAAAGATGGCTAAACAGTCACTGGAAGATTTCGCAGCACAGTATGCACCGGCAGCACCCCAAGGCCAGCAACAGGAACAGAGTCTGGAAGACTTTGCCTCGCAGTATGCGCCGGCAGCTGCGCCACAACAGGCAACGGCTGCTGCTCCTGCCCCTGCTGCTGGCCCCGTGAAACAGTATGAAGGTTGGATGCGTCTTCCTGCCCTTGCAGGAAAAGGTGTCTTTGAGGGCCTGGCGACAGGTTTGGGTGTTCCGGGTGATCTGGAAGCCCTTGCCGACACCTATGCCCCGAATGTTATGAGGCCGATTGGAAGCCCGAAGGGAACCCCGCCGGTTCGTTTCCTCCCGACAAGTGGCGAATTGGTCAACAAGCTAAAAGAGTCTGGGTTTACGGACACGCCGGAACTGGAGGCGCAGGGCTTTGGTGAAAACCTGTTGCAGAGTGGTTTCTCGGGTGCGGCGAGTGCTGTCCCGCTGATGGCAATTCCGGGGGCAGAGGCGGGGCAACTTCTTGCCGGTGGTGCTGCGGGGAATATGACCGGGGAAGCCGTGAAGAAGGTTGCCCCAGACTCGCCGTGGCTCCAGCTTGGTGCAGCGGTTCTCGGTGGCTTGGCCGGGGGTAATCTTCTTTCTTCGGTCGAGAATCTGTTTCACAATAATCAACTCGCGAAGGGGCTGACGGCCACGACACAGGCACTGGAAGAGGCGAAGCTTGCGGCGCAGAATGCGAAGATTTCTGCGTCCGAAGGATTGCCAGCAGCAAGACTCGCATCGAAAGCTGTAGCGGAACAGTCAACGGCGAAGGCACTTGTTGCTTCGCAACAGACGGTCGATGCCGCCAATGGCTCGTTGCAGAATGTCGCGCAAAAACTTGGCCCCGCGACAACGCTGCAAGAAGGTGGTGATGCCCTGCAAAGTGCGGCGAGGAATTGGGTCAACACAATTCTTCCAAAGAAACTTGGCGACCTTTGGGCTCCTGTCGATGCGGCAATTCCTCCTTCTACCCCTGTCAGTGTTCACGTATTTAAAAATGCTTTGGATCAGATTAATGACTCTGCTGGTGCGTTGGAAGGAGTTGCAAAGCAATTGAAGCCATCGGCCCCGTCAAGGCTTTTGAAGGCGCTGAATGACACGCTGGAAAGTCCTGCCGGAACGGCGGGGAAACCTGCCCAACAGGCGGCAACGGGCCTTCTCGATGCTGCTGGCAATCCGATTATGAAAGAGACTGCTGCGGCTGTTGCCCCCCGAGCCGTAACGTGGGGTGATGTGCAAAAACTTCGGAGCACTCTTGGCGATGCCATGAGCAACCCGGTAATTGTGAAGGACGTTGGGGCGAAGAATCTCTCGCGCCTTTACGCGGCGCTTTCTGGGGATATGCGAACGGCTGCTGCGGGAATTGGGGATGACACTCTGAAACTTTTTGAAGATGCCAATGCCGGGTCCCGGCACTTATATTCGATTGCCGAAGGCCCGATGAGCAAGGTCATTGCCTCGGGAAAGGAAACGGCGGCGGACTCTGCACCAGAGGTCATTGCCTCGCGACTGTTGGGGGGTGGTAAGAAAGGCGCTTCGGATTTGCAAATTCTCCGGCAGGAGATTCCAGAGGGCGTGGATCAACTGGCGGCGGCGCATTTGCGCACGGGTGGACTCGATGCTTGGGGTAAGCTTGCGCCGGAAGCGAAGACAGCCCTTGTCCCCGACACGGCTGCAATCTCTACACTTGACGCTTCGCATACGGCGGCGCAAGAGGCTCCGAAGCTTGCTGCAGCGGCAAGGAAAGCTGCTCTTGACGCTCATGGACAACGGATGGCGGGGGTGACAGCGGAATGGACTTCAAAAAAGAATGCCACTGCTGCTGCGCTGCAAGAGGCGAAGAAGGCGAATCAGGCATCGCTAATGGCTGTGAAACAGACGGGACCGGGTGGCCGACAAGCCCTTACACACATCGGGCAGTCGCTTTTGGGGGAAACAATCGCCCCACATTTGTATAACTCTGCCGCTGCTGGCCTTGGGCTTCATGTGGCAGGAGCGGAGCCGACTGTGGCGCTATTGGGTGCGAGTGTACCGCTGATGTACCGTGGTGCAAAAGCCGTGGTGAAGAACCCGAATCTACTTCAGGCCCCGGCAGCTGGCGGGTTGACAGCGGCGAATGAACTGACGACTCCGAAGGGGAAGGCGAAAGAAAAATAAGGATTAAACAGAAACCTTATTTTTCTCGCCAATAAACTTGAGTCCTTCCTTTTCGCAATAGCGACGGAATCCTGCTTCGTGTAATTCGTTTGGGAGAAGGGTGATACTGTGTCCGATAGTACCACCTTTCCATGAACCTTTGCGCTCTCCAACTTCTGACGAAAACCGCATATCAAGACCGCG